TACGACAATCTCTGCGTTACGTCAAAATCCCGATTGCCGCCAAGAGTTCGGCTGCGTCTTGCTCGGTGATCAGCATCAGCAAATCTAAGGCGTCTTGCTCATCCTGTAGATACCCGCGCATGGTCGCAGCCGCCGCTTGGATATCGGCGCTTAGGTTTTGACGTGTCGTTATCTCTCGATCGAGCCTGTCTAGCTCGCGTTCCAATGCACTGATCGCAATCAGGTCTTGGCTGTAATCGTAGATTTTCTTAGCGGCGCGTTTGACCGCCGGTCGATCTGAATCGGCCAGAACAGCCCGTGCGGCTTCGACGTTCTGTGGTAGCGTGAAGCTAGCCTCTAGCCTTGCTCGCTCTGCGGCCCAGCCTTTAGCCCCAGCCGCGCCACCACCGCCGCCGCCGCCTGTGTCTGGCGTTGGCGGGACAGGGCCAGGCTGATTGAGGTTAAAGAATAGGAGAACCAGCGTCATAGAAGCGTTTTAAGCCTTGCCAACGTTTGCTCGGTTTCCGCAATGATCGGGGCAAGTCGGGTAATCTCAGCGAGATCCCCCTTCTTAACCGCGTCGGTCATCGCGCTGTTCTGCGCCGCTAGGGCTGACGCGATCAGGTCTATGAGTTCTGGTATGGACATTAGACCAGCACCACGAGTTCTTGAGCGGTTGTCGATAGGTGAGACATGAGCAGCACCACGTCATAAGTGTCGGTGCCGTCTAGGGCCGCGTAAGCCGCCATGCGTTGCCCCAACGTCGCCGTGCCCGCTTGAATGTTATCGGTTGCGGTAAACGGCGACAACACTCGGTTTTGAACGTCGAAGCGGTAAATCTGGTTAGCCGCCGATGCCACATAGTTATTTATGTAGAACATTCGGCCCTCGTTCTCGAATGGCGCGTAGGTGCCAGACGTTCCGACCGCAAGCGTTAGCGCGCCATCATACGTTACCGCGCTAGTCCAAGCCCCAGTGATTGCGCCAGCGATGTCTAAGACGTCTAGATTGGCTGACGTAGAGCCCCGGAAGAAATAACAGAACGAATGGCGAGCGTTTCGCGCCGGATCTGGTTGAATGCCAAAGCTAGGTGCCCACATGCCGCCCGATGCGTTGGCGAAGGATGCCGCGCCAAAATACGTCGTTGACCAAGCGTTGGTCACAATGTTGTTGGTGCCGTTGTTAATGGTCGTGTCGTTATAGTTCCAAGTGTAGACCGTGTTGGTGGCCGTGGAGCGCCCAAGGATCAGGTTCGGCAGTTCGATGACGTACTTAGCCGACGATGATGGCGTGACAGCCCAAGCGGCTCCCATCGTGTAGACGGGCGATGGACCGGCGGTGTGTGAGGCGATGATGCCGCGTTGACCGACCGCCGTAACGTTTACCGTGTCTTGCACAATCCTGATTTGGAAATTGCGGTACTCGTTAGCCTTTACGACACTATCGCCCAACGTGGCTTGGCCTGTGAGGCTGCTCGCGCCCGCAGCCGTCGCCGCGAGAGCGTATCGCGCAACAAGGTTAGTGTCGTAGAGGAACGTGCCTTTGATCATGCCTTCGCCAGGTACGCAGTCATAAGGCGTGTATTGCTCATCCAGCGCGGCAAGCGAAGTGTCAGTGCCGACCGTGGCTGGAAGGTTGACAATAGACAGGCCGGTTGACAGCGTGTTGCTAGCAACTTCAAGCGAGCGCCAAGCGTTCGCAGCCATAACGCCCGCCGACAGCATGAACACGCGACCGGACAGGATTTCGTAGCCGTCGTTTAGGGCTGGGGTAAAAGTCAGCGGCGCGTTTAGCGTAATGGTTGGCGTGGCGCTTGCCGTGTTGCCGACGATGTACCGCTCTTCGACTTTACCAGCGGCTTTGCCGATGATGCGAATTTTAAAGCCGTACTCGCCGGAACCGCCGCGATTGGCGAGCATGTTGAGGCCGACAGCGGTTGGGAACGCTGTAGAGACAACAATCGAAGACGTCGTGGCACCCGCAGCCAAGACGCCTTTGAGGCCCTGAGACGGCGCAAACACCATCGCCGCGCCAGCACCGAACGTGCCTGCAAGCGCGGGAGATTGGACGAAATTCCAAGCCTTAGAAACGATGTTAAATCGGTTCAGAACCGTGGCGCTTGCAAGTTGGTAAACAAACGGGTTGCGTGATTGGTCCGACCGCAAATCCGAGCAAAGACAAGTGGCAGCCGCCGCCGCGTTGGGTGTGGGCGGCACTTGCACCCACATTTGGCGGTCAATGACTTTCTTGAAGGTGTTAGCCATTACGTGATCCTCGCTCTAACTGTTGCGGCCCAAGCCGACACGTTTTGCCCGTTGGTAAGCAGTTGGGCCTGCTGACCGCCCATTAAGGTTTGGTTCGCGACGTTGCTGACCGTTCCGACCGTCGTAATCGTGCCGCTTTCAACCAGCGTCGTCATTCGGTTCCGGCCCAAAGCTACGTCATAACCGCGAGGGCTATTCGTAGCGTTCAACAGCCTGAGTAACAGGGTCTGCAAACCGTCCAGCAATTCGGCTGCGGTCGCGTCGGTGACGACTAGCGGCGCGGCCCTGAGTTCCGTATCGGTCAGCCCGCCCGTGACGGCAACCGCCGCCGCCCTTAGCTCTGCATCCGTAAGCGGACCCAGTACCGGCAGCGGGTCTGTGTCGCTGACGTCGAGATAAGTTCCCTCTTCGCCAAACCCGATCTTGATGCGCTGATATTTAACGCCCGCGATATCGTCGGTCGCAATTACGTCGCCGCCAACGCCGGGGTTAAGGGTTGTGTTGTCAGCCATTTATTCGATCCCTACGATGCGGCCCTTGTCTCTAATAACACGTTTCGGGCGTTTAATCGCCTCAATTGCTTTATCAGAGGTTTCGCTGTTTGCCGCCGTCATCATTTCAACCGCCGACTGAAAGCCCTTAACGCCATCCGCCAAGCCAACCACCGCGTCACGTATAACTGATCCGGCTTCGGCCAGCGATGCGACCGCTTGTGATTCTGCTTCGATGGCGTCGCTCTGCGCGGTTTCCTTCATCAGTTGGCGGATCTTGATTTCCTGCTCAAGTTCCGCGTTCCTCATATCGAGTTCACGCTTACGCTGCGCCAGATCGTCCGCAACAGGCGCTGCGGTGGCCGCTGACGGCTGCGACGGTGCGCCCTGCTCCATCGGTTCACCCATACCAGAAACGCCGCCCTCGACGTTCGCTAGCGTCTCAATCGTCTTAGCCTTGGTCTCTGCCGTCTTGGCCTCGGTCCAAGTCGTTTCAGCCATCGTCTTCAGCGCCTTAGCTTCGGCTTCCTTAGCCGCGCTTAGGAGGTACTGCTGCTGTGGATCAGGTTCGGCATTCTGAGCCGCCTCAGCCATCGCCGCCGCTTCCTCTTCGTTCGGCTTGATAACGCCCATCTTAACCATCTTGGCGCGGAAGTAATCGCGAACGTCGCTGATCCCCTCGCCTTCCATGTTTAGCATCGTCATGGCCTGCAACACTTGAGCCGTCTCAGGATCGCTAGTGATCGCTAGCATATTTGTGAGGCTGCGAACCGTAGCGTTCCGCTTGCTGGACGACGACGGCCCAACGTCAACGGCGATATCAAAATCAGCGTCGGACAGATCGTTCTCGGTCTCGGTCTCGCCGGTCTTCTCGTTGATGATTGGCCGCATGAGTTCAACAGACTTCAGGGTGCCGTCACTGGCAATGCCCTTCATCTTGCGGCCCTCTTCGACGAAAATATCTTTCGCCATCGACAGCCAAATCTCGCCGGACCGCTTGATCGCCTTCGCCATGTTCGTCACATAGATCTGGGTCTGCATATCCAGTTTGGTTTGGATTAGCTCAATCGCCTTGGCGCTGATATTCGAGACGGTCTGTTCGCCCTGCTCTTGGTTCCCCAAGACGTCGCGCATATCCTGTTCGGTGATCTGTAGCAGAGCCGCAAGCGATGGCGGGATATCAGGTGCCTTAGTGTAAGCAGTCGGCCCAGTCAGCGCCTGTTGCCCGTCTTGGCCGGTGACAGGGTTGATCAGCAAATAAGGATAGTTTTTGACGTTATCCTCAGCCCACATCACCTGATGCCCGGCGATCTGCTCCGGGAACAGGATCGGCTTAGACACAGACGACAGCGCCGAGATTTCGGCCAGCTTACTAAGCTGCATGTTCTTCAGGCGCTGCGCGTCTTTGGCAAGGCGCACGTGGCCCATGCTGCGTTCTACATTATCGACGAACCATCGCTTACCATATACCACGACTATGGGTATATTGCGGCCCGCGATGTAGCCGCAGTCTTCCAGCACGCCGCCGCCGGACAGAATGTATTTATGAACCCGCTTGCGCTTGATGCGCTTCTGGCGAACCTTAACCGAGCCGATAGCGTCCAATTCGGCCAGCTTCTCTTCGGTGAGTTCCGCGTCTGCGTAGCGCTCTTCCTCGCCGCCCAGATCGCGGTAAACGTGGATCAGTTCTGAGCGTTCCTCGACACGGTAATATTCCGCGACGTAAACCACATCAGGGGTGAGCCAGTCGAATTCGGTGCGGGAGATGGTCTTCTCCCACGATGCAGGCGATTGCTTATATTCAGCCTCATAGGCCGCTGGCGTCATCGCCGTGAGCACAAACGCCCGCTTGGCGTCGGCCTTGTCTTGACGCTTGGCGTTTAGGTCAAAGAACACGGATGAGTCAGCGTCGAAGATCGGCTCGATCCTGATCCGCTGCTTATCGTCTTCCTCGTCTTCATCGTCTTCGTATGCAGTCCTGAGACGCCATGCACCGAACCCGCCGCCGACAGCCTCTTCGAACGCGTTGTCGTAAGCCTCTTCCGCGCCTGAGTCCTGCTCATCAGCCCGATACAGGTCGTCGCAGGTTTCAGCGAGTTTGTCGTATTCGTCGCCTTCCTTAGAGATGAAATCGACCGTGATTCGGTTCGCCCGATATTCGTTGATGATCCGGATAACCGAGAGGTGGATCTTGTTGACTTCCATCTTAGGGCGGTTTTCAAACTGCTCCGTCAGAGGCCCTTCCCATTGCGCCCCAGCGATGGAGTAGAACCGCCGGTCGTCCAGAGCCTGCATCCGCTCATCGCGCACCGCTGAGTTAATGGCGTCGAATTCCATAAGGGCTTCGGCGTGTATTGCGCTCCACCGCTCTGATTTCGTTAGGGCCATTTGTTAGCGTCTCGCGTAAGGACTATTGACAGCGATAGGAGCGACAAACGTAGGCCGGGCGATGTTTGCCCGCCTAGCGCCCTCGCAGGCGTATCTTAGCGCGTCTATGATATGATTATTCTTGTCTTCAAGCAAGGGCAGCACCAATTGGGTCAGCGGATCGGTCTTGTAGCTATACATCGTCAGCTCGTCGATGGTGTGACGACAGCGAGGATGGACCACGATATCAAACGATTTCAGCCATTCAATCCCGTCTTCGATGGACTTCGGACCCTTGACCGCAGCCTGTATTTTCGGGAACCCGTTGTTTCTCATATGGCTGATCGTCTCAGGTCTGGCGCTGTCAGCCGTGATGGGCCACTTCTCAGCGCCTGGGACTGACATGAACAGGCTTGGAAGGTCCATGATCTCGCAGCCGACCATATGGGCTTCGTAGTCGATGAACAGTTTGCGCCCGACGATATGGCACCGTACCAGAACGGACGGATCAGACGCGAAGCCCCAGTCAGCGCCAAGACGGAACAGCGCGTCTGCCGGTGCCTCGAATTCCTCCACGGTCCAGTTTCGGAACACGCGAGATTCTGAGTTCCGCAGATAGCCGCCCATCCAGACGTGGTTGTATTTTTCTGGATCACGGCTCAGATCGTAATCGGCCTCTTTCTGGAGCACGTCTGGGAACCAAGGATTGTCAACGTAGTTCACCGTTTTCAGCCGCGTATCAGGCGGAAGATCATCGCGCCCGAACATTTCTTCGATAGGGTCAGTCTCGTGCTTCGGATTCCACGTGAAGATGATCTGTGATCCGGGCTTGCGGATCGTGGGGATTAGGGTTTCTAGCGACGTCTTGGATACGGACTGGGCCTCTTCGACCCAGCATATATCGATGCCTTCCATTGATTTTATGGAGTCGATGTTAGACCGCAGACCGGCGAACAGGAACAG